CGCTAGGTGGCAGTGATTAAGCCTCAAAAAAGCCTCCTAAAAGCCTCTCCCTTTCTGCTAGTGAAAAGCAGAGGCAAGAGGCGCCTCAGGCCTCCAATATTTAAGGCAAAAAAAAGTAGAGTGACATGTTTGATTATAGTGATTAATGCACCTGAGCACCAATTGATATAGAGCCCGCCCCGTCTGGGCTCAAGTCCAAAACCAGTCCTGCAACTCTGAGGTCAGTTCTGGGCTTACAGCCAGCTCATAAAACTTTTTACGAGCTGTTCTGGGCGTCCTGCCAGTTTCCGCTGGTTATGTGCCAGGCGCTGAACAACATTCCAATTAACCTCGTGACTCAAAGGTCTCCGGGGTAAAGGGCACAGCTGGCTGGAAAAACTGCTAACTTATGTAATTGAGGGGTAAGTGTTTTTAACGTATGTGAAAGTATGGGACGTCTGTCACGGTTCCAGCTGTTTCTAGGTTGGTTTCGCTTGTTTTTGGAGGGTTGTTTTGCTTTTGTAACAACTCTTGAAAAAAGAAAAACACTAAGACGCAATGCTACCACTGGTACTCTTCATACAGAAACGCAAGAGAGAAGAGAATCCCGGGAACCCCGGCCCAAATTCTCAAGGAGGTCCTCCTGCTAAACCTCCAGAGGCTGCAGCAGATCCTGCCCGCAGAGGAGACGGAGTTCCTACTGTCAGAGTTCCTACATCAGAACTACTGACCCCAGACATAGAAGCTGGAGATTCAGCAGAAGAAATATCCTCTCCTGAGGTATGGGAGCTGTTATTTCATTGATTCTTGATGCTGTTGAGATAGCTGCTAATTTCGGTGTTGGTGCAGAAGCTATTTTAACTGGTGAAGCTTTAGCTATTCTAGAGTCTCAGGTGGAAGCACTTGTACTAACAGAGGGCATCACCTTTTCTGAAGCTCTAACAAGTTTAGGAGTGACAGGTGAGGAAAATACCATTTAATTAATTCACTTTCCACTTTAGACTGCTATAGGATACGATTATTTCATTCTCTTGTAGGAGCTGAATATTCAACACTAGCTGGAGTAGCTTCGGGCCTACAACAAGCAGGCTTTGCACTACAGGCTGCTGCTGCTCTTGGGCCTTTCGTGGCTGTTGGATTTGATCTAGCTAGCTATCACAACGCTATACCTGTGTCCACCATGGCCTTGGTTCCATATTATGATCCTGCAGATTATGACATTCTTTTTCCGGGTGTTTCTTGGTTAGCAAGAAATATTCACTACTTTGACCCATCTCTCTGGACTACAAGAATCTGGCAAACATTTGTACAGTCTCTTCAGCGTCAGGCCTACAGACAAATCAGCTATCAGACCTCTGAACTTGCAAGTAGAGCAGGTCAGCAGGCCACTCAACTTGCTGTAAGGACAGGGCAACAGGCTGCAACCTCACTCTCAGATGCACTAGCAAAAATTGTGGAAGCAACACAGTGGGTGGTCACTAACATTCAGGATGCTATATCTGGCTCATATAGTGCAATTACTGACTACTATGCTGAACTGCCTGGTCTTAACCCACCACAAAGAAGAGCTCTGCTTGCAAGAATTGAGAGTATGGGGACAGACCTAGAGAAAGCTGGAATCCCTAGATCTGGAGAATTTGTGCAAAAATATGCAGCTCCTGGTGGTGCTTCCCAAAGGACCTGCCCTAATTGGATTTTACCACTCATTCTAGGCCTCTACGAGACACCTGAATCTTGGACCCAGCCCATAAGCAAAAATGCCACCAAAAGGAAAAGGTCTTCAGAAAACTCTGGTTCCAAAGTTAATAATAAAAGGAGGCGTTGAAGTGCTTGCTGTAAAAACAGGCCCAGATAGCACTGTAGAAATAGAATCATATTTAAATCCCCGAATGGGTGATGCTGCTAGCGGGTCTAGCAGTAGTCATATTACTGTTGCAGCAGACAACGCTAATGACCACCCCCAGCCCTCTGAAATCCCATGCTGGTCATGTGGAAGAATTCAGCTCCCCCTACTGAATACAGATATGACATGTGGGGAAATTGTCATGTGGGAGGCCATTTCTGTCAAGACAGAAGTAGTTGGTATCACCACCTGTCTGAATTCCCACTCCACCAGAAAAAGGTGGATTGATGGTAATGGCCCCGGCTATCCCTATGAGGGTCCTTCATTCCACTGTTTTGCAGTGGGCGGAGAACCTCTGGAGCTCCAGGGGATAATGGCTAACTCCCAGTCCACCTTTGACGAGAGGCAAGTTAATTGCCCAGTAAGGGAAAATCATGCCTCACAAATTCTTGACGTAAGAAACAAGGCTGTTTTGGATAGGGATAATGCTTATCCCATAGAACATTGGGTTCCGGACCCATCAAAAAATGAGAATACAAGGTACTTTGGCACTTTACATGGAGGCGTGCAGACCCCACCTGTTCTCCAAATTACTAACTCTGTTGTGACAGTGCTTCTGGATGAAAATGGAGTTGGTCCCTTGTGTAAAGGTGATGGGTTGTTTTTGAGCTGTGCTGATGTTGTTGGCTGGCAAGTAGATCAGGGCAATAGGGCTTATTGGAGAGGGCTCCCCAGATACTTTAATGTTAAATTGAGGAAGCGCCTGGTGAAGAATCCCTATCCAATTAATTCCCTTCTATCTAGTCTTTTCACAAGCCTGAATCCAAAAATAACAGGACAGCCCATGGAGGGAGCTAATACCCAGGTGGAGGAGGTGCGGGTTTATCAAGGGCAGGAAGAGCTGCCAAGTGACCCTGACATGGTGAGATATATAGATAAATTCGGGCAGGGACAAACAAGATTGCCTCAGCCAGCAAACTAGACTGCAATCTGACACGCCTGTACTCCAAGGGGAAGGGTAGCTCATTCTGTTAGGTGCTATACCACTACCTCAGACGTTGGCGGTTCGAAACCAGAGTGATATGCCCTTCTCCTTTATTGCTGATTGTAAATAAAAATGCAACACTGAAACGTATGATTAATAAACTTTTATTAGTCAAATGTTTCTGAGTTTATGCCAGTGTCTTGTGTTTGGGTATCCTCTCTGAATTCATGAAGCATATCTCCACCTTTTTTACACATTTCAATCATTTCAGCAAATTGGGTGGGCGACACATGTTTTTCAAGGGTCTCTTTCCAGGCCACTATTTTGTCATGTAGTTCTTCATCGAAGGCTGCAACAGGGCAATACCAGATTAACAGTAAGAGTAATGTGATACCACTGTGTAACATTCTGTTTTTCATAATATCAGGGGTATTATTAAGTGATTCTCTCAGATAGGGTCTTCTAGAAAAATGAATGATAGATTTGAAGCGGATATGCAGGGTTTTAGGTAGCACATATTCATTCATTGTTACTATACCAGGTGGAAATATTTGGGTCTTTTTATTGATGTGCTTTTTTTCAAGATTTACCTTTATACTTCCATCCAGGTAGTCTCTCAAATTATCTAAGTTATTCACTCCTTGGCCTGTGGGCAGGTTCTTATCAACACTGTGACTCCCTTTAACATCTTCAAAAAGAACAGTGAATTGATCAATAGCCATTCCTAATTCAAAATTGATGCGATCGAAAGGCATATTTATATTAAGTGATCTTCCACCACAAAGGTCAAGGAGAGCAGCAGCAAGTGTGGTTTTCCCAGTATTGATAGGACCCATAAATAGGAAATACCTTTTTTTTGGTATATTTTCTACAATTGTTCTTAGATAATTTAATATCAAAGAATCTATGTTTTCATCAAGCACACTAAACCAAGCAACAGCAGCCATCCAGATATCTAGATTAGCAGAAGTACATAATTCATCCATCTTGGCAAGCAAATGCTGAAATCTGAATTTCAATAGCTCCTCTCTCGAGGCACAACTATTTTTAACTCTCCTTGATGCAATCACTGCATCAACTGCCTGCTGACAAATATTTTTTTGTGATTTACTGTCCCTGAATAACTGAGCATTTTTGTAATGCTCCTCGTGATATTCTTTGTGCACCCTGTTTTCCTGTTTGCATTTGAAACAATCATTTGGAGGCAATGCAAATTCCAAATAATATCCAAAAACTAAATGCACATCTTCACTATCCAGGCCTAATGCAAAGGACTGCACTAGCTTCCAATCCACCTGTTTTGCTTCCTCTGCTGTGCCAAATGCATCCTCTGATAATCCCCCTGGAAGTGTTTCCTCTATTACAGCAAATGGATCAAAGGTCAATCTCATGTAGCATTGATATTCTTTCAACACAGCCCGTACTAGAATGAAACTGTAGGTGCAGAATTTTGCAGCAAAGTTCTGAATAGCACTGACTCTATGCTTATTAGATGTGATCACAAATATGAGATTATAAGGAGGATATGAATGGCGACTACAAAATGTAGCATGAAAGCGATCAATGAGTTTTTTGTACAGAGAAGGGGCTTTTTCAGCAGTAGTATAAAGCATAAAAGAGGTAAAAGTCTTATTACTAAATAGAGCATTACTTAGAAAGTCCTTTAGAGGATCTGGCATCTCAGTAGGATCTGCACGGCGGGATCTCTTTGGAGGTGTTGCACTGGTTCCATCCTCCTCCTCGGGAGTAGGGGTCGGCGGGGGAGGCGGCGGGGAGGGGTCTTCAAATGCCTCATCACAGAACAGGTCATTGAAGTCCTGCCACCACTGGTCCCATGCTGCAGTTCCATATGTAGGAATCTTATTAAGAGGCAAAATTATGCATATACATTAAATGAAATCATACTAACCTTAGAATATCTGAAGATTCTGAAATGGTGTGGTTGCAACCACTTCTCTCCAGGTTTCAAATGCATAGTAGTTGTTTTCCATGCCGAACCATTGCAAGAAGCAGTCAAAGCAGTAGCATCTCAACCACACTAAACTATTATATTTGCACCTGATTTGATGGCATTTTCTTAGAGTGCACATCAAACAGTCACAGCTGCTGAGCAAACCTAAATTGCAGTGGCCCCAAACCCTAATGTAGAATGCAGAGGGAGACATCATATCCATTTTATCTCTCACCTCAGTGGAATTCCAGCTCCAGGTTTGCTCAGGGGTCTCCCTCTCGATATTATCCATTACTTTTTTGTAGAGAACATTCATTCTCTTCATCTTTTCTCCATCTCCCCCTTTATCTGGGTGATATTCTAGACATTTTTTATGATATGCCCTTCTCATGAGCTGCATAGCTCCCCAGCAGCCAGGGTCCAAACCTAAAAGACCCATCAATTCTTTCTGCTCATCTCTGGTCAAAGCAGACTCCAT